CGTTATTGCAATTACAAGATCTTCTAATGGGTTCGAAGAAAACTTAGTACAGCCAATTAATAATAACCTATTTGAGTTGACGGGAATAAATACATATAGCGACGACCCAAAATTAAATTCATTGGTTTGTACAAGTATAGATAATGTAACTAACCCACTATTTTCATTTGACCAACCAATTGATTCTATACAAATTGCTTACAAATTGTATCAAAATTTAGGTCCTATAATAACTGAATTAAAATTACTAAATATTGGTAATGATTTGGAAACAACTAAAGAATCTATCGCTCAGTTCATAATCGCAACTTGGGATACTGGATACGGATTTACAGGAAAAAGTGCTAGTCAAATAAAAGACTTCGTACTTCAAAATGTACAAAACGAAACAATCCTACCAAACGTTTACAACGCATATAAAGAATTAGTTGGGTTAGCTACTACGTACTTCCCATAATTTTATAAACAAACGATATATTTATATATAAAATAATATGAACATGAAAGCACTTTTAGACGACTATCTAAAAAAAGATACAAGAATCACTCAAAAGGATAACGGAAACGGGTATCAGGAAGTTTGTGATTTAGATACCGGTGATTGTTACACAATAAGAATGAAAGACGGACTTATTGAAAGAGTTGACAATACTATGAAAACTAACAGAACATTAAAAGTCGAAACACCAACAGGTGTTAAGACATTACTTAACGGTTAAAATTAACGTAATGAATATTGATAAAAAAATTATAGAAGAACTTAAAAGGTTCAATCAAATTAATTCTTATATTTTAAAAGAACAAGTTGATGCACCGGCACCTGAAGGTGAATTACCACCGGCACCTGAAGGAGAAGTGCCACCAGCACCCGAAGGAGAAACTACACCCGCACCTCCGGCTGGTGATGCGACATCTACAGAGGCACCACCCGCTGAAGAAGTGGCAGAACCAATAGATGTTGAATCTGACCCTGATGTTGAAGAGGTTGATGCTGAAAAAGAAAGTGTTGAAGGCGAATCTGAAGAAATAGATATTACTGATTTAGTTACTAACCAACAAGAAATTAAAACAAAACAGGATGAGTTCATGGATGGTATGTTCACTAGATTAGATGATTTAGAAAACAAATTGAACACTATGGACCAGATTATGGATAAAATAAACAGCTTAGAAAATAAGTTTGATAAATATAGAGAAAAAACACCTGAAGAAAAACTTATGTTAAGGTCTTTAGATTCTTATCCATACAATCAAAAATTGACAGATTTTTTCCAAGATAAAGAAGTTGAAATGGAAAAAACAGGAAAAAATGAATATATATTAACCTCCGATGATGTTGAAAACTTCTCTCCAAACGAAATAAAGAAGACTTTTAACATCTATGATGACGAAAAACAAAACTAATAAATAAGGGACCTTTGAGTCCCTTTTTTATTTGACAAACTTGAATATTCACCTATATTTGTTGTAGATAAAAGAGTAATAATTAAAAATTTATTTATGGCAAATTCAGTATTAGATTCAGTACTTGCGCAGTACGAAAAGAACTCAACAACTACGGGTTCACAAAAATCAAACATTTCACAAGAAGACAGATTGAAGAAGTATTTTTCAGCAATCCTTCAGAAGAATGAAAAATCCGCATCACGAAGAATTCGTATCTTACCAACGAAAGATGGTTCATCACCATTTGTTGAGGTATGGTATCATGAAATTCAAGTAAACGGACAATGGGTTAAGTTGTATGACCCTGAAAAAAATGACAACGAACGTTCACCTTTGACTGAAGTTTATAATGAACTTATTTCAACAGGTAAGAAAGAAGACAAAGAATTAGCATCACAATACCGTTCACGTTTATTTTACATCGTAAAAGTAATTGACCGTGACAATGAACAAGATGGTGTTAAATTCTGGCGATTCAAACACAACTACAAACAAGAAGGTGTGTTAGATAAAATTCTTCCTATTTGGAAAGCTAAAGGTGATGTAACTGACGCTGAGAAAGGTCGCGATTTAATCATCGAACTTACAAAGGCAAAAACACCACAAGGAAAAGAGTATACCGTTATTCAAACAATCATGTATGATGACCCTCAACCTTTACACGAGGATAAAGAAATCATGGAAGGATGGCTCCAAGATGAACTTACATGGAATGATGTGTATTCAAAAAAACCCGTAGAATATTTAGAAGCAGTTGCAGTTGGTGAGACACCAATGTGGTCATCTGAACTTAAAAAATATGTTTACGGTGAAGCTGCTGAAATTTCACTTGGAGGGGCAAAACAAGAAACACCAACTCCTGTTGACCCACAAGCAGACGAAGAACCAGCAGAAGATTTGCCATTCTAAATTTAATTAAGCATGGATACTTTTAAACATATTGTGTCCATGCTTTTTTTTATAAACAAATTAAAAAGACAAAATGAAACCAGTGATTGCAGAAAAATTAAAAGAAGCATTAGTTAAAAAATATGAAGCAGAAATTGCTGACGCTGAAGCAAGACTTTATGTTTATTTCACAAATCCTGTTGGGATTGGTGAACATCCACAACACACAGAAGAGATGGATAATTTAGTTGGACAACTTACAGATGCTAAAGATAAGTTGGAAACTATAACAAATTTTAAAATTTACGAACTATAATGGCTATTAAAAAGAACGACTTTAGTTCACTTAAAAAGAAATTTTCCACATCGGCAAAGTATAAACCACAAAGATTCTTTGACCTTGGTGCACCGTTTTTGGATGCGGTTGGTTTACCTGGCCCCGCGATGGGACACATCAATATGTTCTTAGGACATTCAGATACGGGTAAGACTACGGCATTAGTTAAGACTGCGGTTGATGCTCAGAAGAAAGGTATTTTACCTGTATTCATCATCACTGAACAAAAATGGTCGTTTGACCACGCTAAGTTAATGGGTTTTGAATGTGAGGAAGTTGTTGATACAGAAACAGGAGAATTAGAGTGGGACGGTTTTTATATATTCAATAATAACTTTGATTATATTGAACAAATCACAGATTACATCAATGATTTATTAGACGCTCAAGAAAAGGGTGATTTAGATTATTCATTATGTATTATGTGGGACTCAGTTGGTTCTGTTCCATGTAAAATGACTTACGAAGGTAAAGGAGGTAAACAACACAACGCAAGTGTTTTAGCTGACAAGATTGGGATGGGAATTAACCAACGTATTTCAGGTTCACGTAAAGCGGACTCTAAATATGAAAACACCTTAATCATTGTTAATCAACCTTGGGTTGAATTACCTGACAATCCATTCGGACAACCTAAAATTAAAGCAAAAGGTGGTGAAGCTATTTGGTTGAACTCTTCATTAGTATTCTTATTTGGAAATCAAAAAGGTGCTGGTACTACAAAAATTACCGCAACTAAAGATAAGAGAACTGTGAAGTTTGCATCAAGAACTAAGGTTTCTGTTATGAAAAATCACATTAACGGACTTGGTTTTGAAGATGGAAAGATTATCGTAACACCACACGGTTTTTTACCAGGAAAAGAAGCTTCCGAAGAAAAGGCATCTATCGAACAATACAAAAAAGAATATGCCGAGTATTGGAAGGAAATAATCGGAGTTGATGGTGACTTCGATTTGAAAGCAGAAAAAGAAGAAGTAGAGTAGTAACAATTAAAAACAAAAAAAGTGACAAAAACCTTATTGGTTGATGGAAACAATTTGATTAAAATTGGTTTTCATGGGGTGAAAGATTACTTTCACAACGGACAACATATCGGTGCTATTTGGCACTTTTTGAATACTTTAAGAAAGTTCTTAGAAGAAAACAACTATAACAAAGTTGTTGTATTTTGGGACAGTGATACGAATTCATCTCAAAGAAGGATTATCTACCCTAAGTATAAATTAAATCGTAAGGACGACTCTAATGAGTTTAAACAAGCTTCTTATGAAAGTCAGAAGCAACGAGTTAAACAATATCTTGAAGAGATGTTTGTTAGACAAGTTGAAGTTGAACATTCAGAGGCTGATGATTTAATTGCTTACTACTGTAAAATTTCTGAAGATGAGAATAAAACTATATTCTCAAGTGATAGAGACCTAACACAATTAATTTCTGAAAAGGTAACTATCTATTCACCATCCACAAAAAGATATTATAAGATGGGGGACACTATCAAAATGAGTGATTTTGAAGTTCCCCACTTTAATGTCAAAACAATCAAAATCCTCACTGGTGATTCATCCGATAATATTGATGGTATTTTTTATTTAGGTGAAAAAACCCTATTTAAGTTTTTCCCTGAACTACTTGAAAGAGTGGTAGAAATACCCGATATTTTAACAAAAGGCGAGGAACTCCTCAAAGAAAATAAAGACAACAAATCATTACAAAACCTTTTATCAGGTAAGACAAAAGAGGGTGTATTTGGTGAAGAGTACTATGTAATAAACAAAAAACTAATTGATTTAGATGAACCACTCGTAAATCAAGAAGGTAAAGATTTAGTTGATGCGTATTATTCAGAATCATTAGACCCTGATGGTAGGGGTTATAAAAATCTAATTCGTATGATGATGGAAGACGG